ATCCAGCGATCCCACACCGAATTCCTTCCCACGTTTCAGGGGAATGCCGTCGGCGATCAGGGCGCATGGGAGGTCGAGGGTGGCATGGCCGTCCAGCGCGGCCTGTCGATCGGGACGTCCGACCGGCTGCAGCTCACGCACCTGCCCATCCGCTCCGTCACGTCGCTCCACATCGACTACGACGGGCGCAGCGGGGCGGCTTCCGGCGCGTTCGCCGCCAGCACGCTGAAGGTCGAGGGCGTGGACTACTGGCCCAACTATGACGGGGTCGACGACGCCGGGGCCAAGCTGTGCCGGGACGGAATCGTGATGTCGCTGGGACTTTGGCCCACCACCCCTGGCACGATCAAGGTCGTCTATGTGGCCGGGTACAGCGCGGCCGAGCTGCACGGGCAGGACTCGACGGTCGACGCCTCCCCGATCCTGGAGTCGGTGATTTACGAGACGGTGCGGAGGGTGCGTCGGTTCTTCGCCACGAAGAAGTCATCGGCCGGGTTCCTGGCTGGTACTTTGGCGAGCGAGTCGATGGGCGACTACAGCTACTCAGTGGACGGGGCGTCGGCTTCCCAGCTGTTGGGCAGCGGCGACCTGACGCCGGAGACCAAGGAGAAACTATCCGGCTTCTGCCGGATGGGCTACGATCTTTGATTGGGGTGCAGGAAGCATGAACATACTCATCACCGGAGCAGGCGGATTCATCGGGAGCCATTTGGTTGAGCGCTGCCGGGTGCTAGGCCATTACGTGGTCGGCATCGACCGCCGCGAAGACTGGCTCCGCGGGGACTTCATCTGCGACGAAGAGCTGTGGGACGATGTCAGGAACCTCGGGGACCTGGAGAAGCAGACGATCCTGCAAGTACCATTCGATCTATGTTTCCATCTGGCGGCTGATGCGAGGATCCAGCCGAGCTTCGACGACCCGGTGGGCTACGTGGCGAACAACGTGATGTCCACGGTAGCCGTGCTCGCGTTCTGCCGGAAGCATGACATCAGGATGATCTACGCGGGGAGCAGCACCGCGGACGACGACGTGGCGAAGAACGTCTACGCCACCACGAAGATGCAGGGCGAGATGCTGTGCTCGGCGTGGAGCCGGTGCTTCGGCCTTTCGACGGCGATCGCCCGGTTCTACAACGTCTATGGCGTCCGGCAGGTCGAAGAGGGACGGGATGCCACGGTCATCGGAATCTGGGAACGGCAGTGTCGGGAGGGGAAGAAACTGACGGTGACTGGGGACGGGAGGCAGCGGCGGGACTTCACGGCCGTCGAGGACATCGTGGAAGGGTTGTTGGCGATAGCGAAACGCGGTGGGGTTCGGGGGCAAATTTACGCTTTGGGAACGGGCAAGAATTATGGGCTGCTGGAAGCGGCTCGGATGTTTGTTCCAAATGAGCGGATCGAGTTTCTGCCAAAGCGGCCGGGTGAATCGGCCGTCACGCGGGCCGATGTGGAAAAGACCGAGAAGGACATCGACTGGAAAGCGCGCAGGTCTTTGGCGGATTACGTCAAGGCATTTCTGGAGAAGAACGATGTCTCTGCTTGACAACATGCCGCACACCGCGACCGCGAAGCGCCGGACCCGGACGAAGGACGCCCTGGGCGGATCGAAGGATTCATTCACGACCCTGTTCGAGGACCGGGCATGTTGGCGGCAGCAGGCGAGCAGCGGCGAGATCCGGGAGGCGCAGGCCCGCGAGGTGCAGATCACCCACAAAGTGTTCTTCGCGTCCGATCCGGGGCTGGATGAGCGTGACGTCCTGGTGATCGGCGGAGATACGATGAGCGTGCGGAGCTACGTCCACCCGGACGCCAGCGCGGGCTTGGGTGTCCTGTGGCGGGTCATGGTCAAGTTGGAGGACTGATTCATGCGGGTAGTGTGCAACAGCCTAGACGAATTTCTTGGAAATCTTATGCTGGAGCCATCGGCCGCGGTGCTGCAGCAGACGGTCCACGCCTCGGTGACGGAGCGGCCGCTAGATGGTGATAAAAAGTCCGCCGTGAAGTTTCAGGTGGTTTTCCACGCGTCCGCGGTTATAGACCTGCCGGACGGTGGGCAGTACCTGCTGGATTTCGGGGAGGACTGCGGAACGGATTATCGGGACTCTTCCAAGGAGTTGTTGGGAACGGGGCAGGCAACTAAGTTGCGGGAAAAACTGGCCGAGTTTTGTGGCGGTTATGGTCTTCACATTCGGCCGGGTATAATAGAGGTTTGATTTTCACTTTTAGAGAACAGGAGAACTGCAATGGACAAGAAGATTTCTGGAACTGTCGAGCATCTCGAAGTCGCCGGCGCCAAGGGCGTCGTCGAGGCGTCGTTCATGCGGGCGGTCGAGGCCGGCAGGTGGATGGTGGCCGTGTGGGCGGTCGAGGGCGACCGCATCGTGCTGCTCGATCGCACGACGTGGAAGTTTCCCCCAGGCGATTTCGCGGCCGCGGTCGCCCAGTTGGATTCCGTCTGTAGGGCGGAGCTGAAGGCGATCGGTCCAAGCCGACTGCCGGACGATCCGCTTCCATTGGCGACGCTGGGCGAGGTTCGGCGGGCCGTCGCCGACCGGGAAGCCCCGGATGGCTCGGGCGGCATTGAGGAGGAATCCTCCAATGCTTAGAAAACTGCGGAATTGGCTGAGGTCCCTAAGGGCGCTGCGTCGCATGACCGCCGCGCAGTGCATGGCCCACGATTGGTTGATAGAATCCTCTATGGTCCTGTCGGCATTGCGGGCCGACAGGAAAAGCCTGGAAAAGACGCAGGAGAAAATCCGGTCGATTCAGGTTTTGGTAGAGTCCGCGATCGAAGATCAGGTCGGTCGGCTGGACAGCTCCGCCAAGTTGATTCGCCAGTCCGAAGTCGTCATCGAAGCGTTGCGCAGCGAGAATAAGATTCAAGGCGACGTGGAAATACCGATGCTGACGCTTTCACACCAACTGCAAATCGAACGGTACAAGGCGCTCTGCGCCATCGAGGTCATGCGGCAGACCGTCGCCGGGGTAGGAAACAAAGAGGAGTCCTAGAGCATGAGCACAGCGCTGACGAAGTCGATGACCCAGGGCCGGGCGATGGTCAACACGTTCCGGGAATCCGCCGGGAGACTCAAGGACGCGGGCGGCCTGGGGTCCATGCTGTCCCCGTCGGTCAGCGGCGGGGACTTCTTCGGGGGTTTCCGCGAGCAGGCCAAAAGCAAACAATCCTATGGAGCGTTCCGCAACTGGCTCTACGCCGCCATCAATGCCGTGGCGATGGAGGCCGCCGCCCAGCCGATTTCCGTCGCCAAAGTGACGGGGGCTATGCGGGACGGGGAGAAGCGGCGACCCAAGGGTTCCAAGGCGTTTTCCATGGGCAAGATGCCTCGGTCGATCCGCAACAAAGCGGCGTCCCAAGAGTATGAGGTGCTGCTGGACCATCCGCTGCTCGACGTGTTGGAGCACCCGAACGAGATGCAGTACCGTTGGCAGTTCATCTACACATTCGTGGCCAACCTGAACCTGACCGGCTGGGCCTACATCGTGTTCGACCAGGACGACGATGGGAAGCTGCGGATGTATTCGCTGCCGACGACCTGGGTGCGGCCGGACCACGCCGACGGGCCGTTCAGCAAGTTCTATATCGTCAACCCGAACGATCCCGGTTCGCAGAAGATGGACAAGCCCTTGACCAAGGACAATGTGGCGTTCGCCTACCTGCCGGACCCGGCGAACCCGCTTGGGGCGATCGCCCCGGCCACTAGCCAGATGCCAGCCATCAAGATCGACGACTACATCCAGTTCTCGCAGCAGCAGCATTTCCAGAACGGCATCTTCCCGTCCGTGATCGTTACGGTCGGAAAGAACCCGCATCCCGACGTGCCGGGCGGCATTCGTCCGAGGCTCAACGGGCCGCAGCGCCGGCAGGTGACCGCGGCGATCAGCAAGGCGATGGGAGGCGTGGCTAACTATGGGTCGCCCGCCATCGTGGACGGTTTGATCGAGTCGATCACGCGGCTGTCGATGTCCGGCGAGGAGATGGGTTGGGGCAATTCGGAGGACAAGGTCCGTACCCGCATCCTGTCGGCGTTCGGCGTCCATCCCTACATCCTTGGCGAGCCGGTGAGCGTGGGCGGGTACGCGCAGGTGGCCAATATCGAGAAGCGGTTCTACAAGCGGGTCAATTCGTTCCTGGACATGCTGAGCGGGATGCTCACACAGATCGTCTCCGGGGTCTCCGACGAAGATCTGATGGTATGGGTGGAGCAGTGCCAGGTCGTGGACCCGCAGCTTCGGCAGTCCGCGATGGCGGCCGGGCGGTCCAACGGCGACGTCAGTCAGAACGAGTGGCGGGCCGAGATCGGGTTGCCGCCGGACGAGGATCGGAACGAGGCGTTGCTGGGCGCTTCGGGCGCTTCGATTGTCGGAGCCCTCCTGCCGATTCAGGCCCAAGGCGGCATGACGCCCGATCAGATGCGCGCCGTGCTGACGGCGATGGGACTTCCCGACGACGTGGCCAGCGACATTGCCGGGCCGGACCCTGAGCCGCAGCCGGCCCAGCCGGGTGCGGTCCCCGTTCCGGCGGTTCTGTCAAAGCCCGAAGAACCCAAGACGGACCAGGAGGTCCTGACACAGGCGACCAACGAACTGGCGAAGGCCGTCGAATTGTTGAAGGTTCCGCCGGACTTATTGTCGGATCTGGTGCTTCCTCTAGTGCAATTCGATCCCGTGGGGGTTCCATGAACCGACTGCAGGTGATGACGAAGCTGGTCGAGGCTGCCACGGTCGCCTTGGAGGCGAAGAAGCGGCAGGTCCGCCCGCATCTGCGCCGGGCGGTGTTCCGCGAGCTGAACCTGCGGCAGGCCGCCGTCACGGAGCAAGATTTGGAGCGGGCGATGGTGCCCGTGTTCAAGCGGCAAATCGAGCGGCTGGCTGGCAAGCTAGGATCGGGGAAAAAGAAAAATCTGCTAGACGAGAAACAGGCCACCCGCGAGCTGGTCGAGTCCATTCTGCCGATCCTCGCCGTCCGCATGGCCGAGGCCGCCCGGAACCAGATGCTGTCGATGGGCTTGGATTTTAGGGGTCGCGGCAAGAAATCTGGACCTCTTCAAGCTAAGACAACCTCTGCCACCGACTGGCTGATGGACCAGGACAACGAGGACCTGGCCGACCTGATCGAGGAGCTGTCCAGAGGATTCCCAAACGGTCTGCCTATTCGCCTAGCCACGGAGATCCCGAGGCCGATGCGCGAGCGGATCGTTCGGGAGCTACGGCAGTCGTTCCACCAGAGTTACTGGGAGGACATCGCCGCGACCACCGCTGGGGACGCCAACCGCATCTTGGAAGCCGGGTTACAGGATGGTCTATCCATCCGGGACATCGCCGCCCGGCTGCGGGAGTCCCTGGGCGAGGAATACTACAAGAACCGGGCAGTCAACATCGCCCGGACCGAGGCCGGAAACGCCTTGAATGGCGCGCGGCGTGGGGTGATTGACCAGCTGAAGGAAGACCTCGGCGACCGCGTGCCGATGCGCCCGGTCTGGCTTAGCGTCCTCGGCAACACGACCCGCGACACCCACGCGGACCTGGACGGGGTGCCCGCGGATGGGAATGGAATGTGGCGTTTGTCGGGCTATGAGATTCCATGGCCGGGACACTTCTCACTTCCGGCCTCAGAAAGATGCAACTGCCGGTGTTCAATTTTTACAGAACTGGGTCTGCGGGATGATGAGGCTGAACGGCTAATCCAGGACTACGAAGACCGTGAGGAGGCAGCCACACAAAATATGGAAACAAAAACGGGGAGAGAACGATGACGACGGCCAATATCCATTTCGGCGTGCTGCACACCAGCGACCTGGACACGATCGAGCTGGTCCGCGCGGTTGAGGATCGGTTCC